TAGTTATTAAGTTCCCCGAGCCGCAACCAAAACGCGCTAGAAAGGATTTAATCGAAGAGAAGAAGCTCGAGGTCGAAGCAGGATTTAAGTCTGTCAGAAAGGCGATTAGAGAGCTTAACCCAGACATGACAGACGAAGAGCTCGAGCTAGAGCTTGCCGAAATGGACGCTGATTCAACCGAGCCGATGCCGGAAAATATTGATGGCCAAGTTTAAGCCATATTTCGAAATCGATATACCGAAAGAATACGGGCCTGACGAGCGCCGTGCGATAGCGGCTGAGATAATTGACGAGATAATTAAAAGAACTGAGTCCGGTCTTGATGCTAATGGGGATAAGTTTCAAAAATATTCCAAGGAATACGCAAAAGAGAAGGGTCAATCAAATGTAGATCTAACCTTTTCAGGTGACATGCTTGCCCAAATAGAACTTCTACAAGAGCGGAGCGGTAAGCTTAGGATTGGTATTGATCCAGGCTATGAAGGAATAGGGAAGGTTGAGGGCAATGTGCTTGGCACATATGGCAACAACTCCCCAGTCACGAAGCCTAGAAACTTTCTTGGCATAACTGAGAATGAACTTAAAAGAATCACAAAAAACTATCCCGTAGATGACAAGGCAGAGCGTAAACAACGTGTCGCAGAAATAACCACGGCAGATATCGTGGCCAGAGAGATTTTAAATCAGGTTGGTTTTGACGATGAAGCCTAGTGAAGTCATCTTGAAAATCAAAAGAGATATTGAGAAGGATGTTGCGGCTTATGCTAGTTCATCCGAGTTTGAATTGGTTGCAAGCAATGCCCTAATAGATTTTATTAAGCGTGTTAAGCGTGGATTTCTACCGTCTTTGAGCAAGATAAACCCACTAGAAAGTGAAGCTTATATCAAACTAAGAGAGCGAAATAGATCGAAGCTTGGCGACAAGGGCAAGCCTAAAACATCAAACGCAACGGCAACAGGGCAAATGCTTAATGCGATGGTTTATAAAATGAAGCCGCGAGGTTTTACGCTATTCGTGGATGGTACTGCACGAACTGCAGAGCTGTCGGGCGCATCACCTAAGTTAAACAATGCCGAGGTTGCTAAGTATTATTCTGAAAAAAGAGCGATATTTGACTTTTCCGAACCAGAATTAAAAAGAATAATAAGAAATGTAAAAGAAGATTTATTAAAAATTATTCGCCGTTCAAAATAACTTGACGGAAATATTAATGCAGTGGAGAATTTAAATGACTGACAAATTAAAAGATGACGGTGTCATCGATCCTAACGCCGGTGGCGAGTCTGGGAAAGAAATCAAAGAAGACAAGGCATTTCTTGCTATCAAGGAAGAGAAAAAGGCACTTACTGCTCAATTGGCGGCTGCTAAACTCGAAATTGAAAAGCGTGACAATGAGGCGAAATCTAAACAAGAGGCCGATCTTAAGAAGCAGGGCGAATTTGAAAAGCTCTACGAAGAAGAAAAAAAGGCAACTCTTGAATTGAAAGAAAGTCTCAGAAAGCGCGAAGAGAAAGAGCTGACTCTGAAAAAGATTGATGCAGTCATGCAAGAGCTTGGTGCGCCACTGGCAAAAGCCGAGTATTGGAACCTGGTAGATATCTCAAAAGTAAAAGCTGACGAGACTACAGGTGAAGTTGATGTTTCCACGGCTAAAATATTGGCAGCGGATATCACTAAAAACTTCTCCGAGCTACTTGCAAAGAAAACACCGGGCAAGATGCCAAACGATGCACCGAAGTCAGGACAGGCGATAACAAAAGAAGAGTGGAAGAAACTCCCTCTAGATGAAAAAAGAAAGCGTCTTAAGGACGTGAAGAAATAAAAAACAGGAGACATGGATGAGCGCAACTCTAGTAAATGAATTATCTGACCAGGTTCAAGAATTTTGGGCACCAATGATGGTGGACGAACTTAAAGAACAGGCAATTTTGCCAACTTTAGTTTCTAAAGACTACGAAGGAAGTATTAAACAAGGTGGAGACACTGTTTATATTTCTATGGTTGAAGCTGCTGAAGGTTCAATTAAAACAATTGGTGTTGATCATCAATCATATTCATCTGAAAAACTAGTTACTCAGAGAAAATCTGTCGTGGCTAATAAAATCATTGAAGCATCTTTCGAGCTTGATAGCTTGATCGATCTTCAAACTCAACTTGGATCACCAGAAGGCAAGTCTAAAATTAGAGCTGCTTTAAATAAAGGTCTAGAGCTTCAATTGAACAAGTATTTATACTCAATTGTTTCTCCATCTACCTCAGCGCCAGATCACTCTATTGCATCTGTGTCTGATTTTAACGCTTCTCAAGTTCTAGCTGCTAGGCTTAGAGCTTCTCAAGCTAAATGGGCTTCTGAGAATGGCTGGTGGTTGCTTTTAGATCCATCTTACTACAACGACTTTTTAAGTGCTGCTACTCTTGTAAGTTCTGACTATGTTGGTTCAGACCTTCCAACTATCGGTGGTAAAAAACCATTCAATAGATTTGGATTCAATATTCTTGAAGACAATTCAACGGCAATGAATCAATTGTCTCCAACTTTAGCGGCTGCGGATTACGCTCTAGCGTTCCAACCAGACTTTATGTACCTTGTTATGCAACAAGAGCCGACTGTAAAAATCAGTGATCTTCACGCTAACAAGCAAAGAGGATACTTGCTAACTGCTGAACTAGTAGTTGGTGCTGGTCTTGGAATCGAAGGCGCAGTTAAGCACCAGGTAATTTACAACTCATAATGAACTTAGGATTTAATTTCAATAAGTACAAACACGGAGTAATCCTTCAGGCGTCAAAACCTGAAGGCCTCTTGAAAATGATTCAAGAAATCAAGTGCCCTGTTGAAATTATCCAAATGTATTATGATGGTAAAAACCACATTGCTTTAATAGTTACAGAAAAGAAATTAATTAGAAAAATAAAGGAGTAAGTATGGCAGCAGTAAAAGGTGCAAAAGTAGTTGGCGCACCATTTGATAACAAGGTCGAAGTTGTTAGAGTAATCTATGATTTCGCAGTGGATGGCGGTGAGGTTGAAGACAACACACTTTTAACAGCGGACGGATCAATTCTTGTTAGATGTATTGGGGTTGATGTTATTGCGGCGCTTACCTCGGGCGGATCTGCAACGGTTGAAGTTGGCAAGGGCACATCCGGCGCTGAATTTATCACAGCAGAAGCATACACTTCGTTTACATTGGCAGGATTTTACGCATCTGAGTCAGCGGCCTTTGCTAAGCTTGCGACTACGAACGTAATCAACATGGGCATCGCTGGTGCCGCTCTTACTGCTGGTAAAATGGAATTCATTTTCGAAATTTGTCAAGCATAAGGAGTATCTATGGCCGCTTTAAAAAATGTAAAAACTGTTGGTGCGCCGTTCTCAAACGCATCTGAAATTGTCAGAGTTATTTATGACTTTGCGGTCGATGGTGGAATTGAGACAGCCAAAGACGTATTAATTGCCGATGGCCCCGTGGTTATTAAAAGCTTTTATATGTACGTTCTCGAAGCCTGTGTTGGATCAGGCGCAACTCTTGATGTTGGTATTTCTGGTGGAGACACGGATGTGCTTGCAACAGGGATTGAAGTTGACAACTTGACAGCATTGTCATTCCATAAACCAACACTCCCGGTTACATCGGTTGTAACAGTTGTCTTGAGCGAAGGAGCTCCAAACGTTGTCGATTCAGCTGATTCTGTTAATACTGCAAGCCCGGCGCTTCCGTTCTTAATGGTTGATGGCGCCAAGATTGCAATGGAAACAAATACGGCCGCATTTACAGCTGGAAAAATTGAACTAGTTTTTGAGATTTGCCAAGCATAGTTAATAATGCCCTCGAAGAAAGGGGGCATTTTGTAGAGGTTAAGAGTGACCCTTCCCGTTAGTATTAATGATCTCGAGAAAGAGAAATTTAGGGATGGAGGGGCCCTTGGAACACGCGTTGCTATTACTACCGACGGTGAGCCATTAGATGCAAACTTTGCCCCGTCTGGTCTTAGAATACGTTTAAAAATAAGCAATATTGCAATAACAGATAGCGCATCCCCTATCCCTGCAATAGCATTAGCGGATAGAAATTCAATAATTATTCAAAATAAAGACCCATTGGAAACTCTGTTTATCGGAGAGTCTGACGTTGAGGCGTCTGGTGCGAGCGAGGGTTGGGAAGTTGCCCCCACTTCGTTCTTTTCAACAGATATAAAAAACAATATCGTTTTATATGGAATTGCTCCGACCGGTAAAACGATTAATATAAAAGTTATGGAGCTTGCTTAGATGCCTATAAGTAGTCCTACATTTAAGCCAGTGGTGGCCACAGGCGCTAGCGCGGTAGATATTGAGAATGTTGTAACCGTTCTTGGTGTGGCGGTTATCGCCCTACCTGATGATACAAAGAGTGTTACGCTAAGAGCAAGGGACAAGGCGGAGTTAAAGATTTCTACAACCCTTGGTGGTGACTATATGACCATGTTGCCAAGGACGGTGTTAACAATAGATAATTTAGAAATAAACGGACTAGAGCTACATATTATAAGCAGCGTTTCGGTCACGACGATTGAAGCGTTAATCACTCACGGATAGGAGTTTTTTATGATTACAATTGATGAAGTTAGACCATTAACATTTGCCACAGATAGCGCAGATGTATCAGGATCAGAGGTTTCGTTAGACGCTGCAACTCTTGCGGCACTAGAGAATGTTACTGTCTCGGCCACTGATTTAGATATTAGAGATCTTGCATTTGCAACTGATAAGGCCGACGTGTCGGGGTCGGAAGTCTCTTTAGATGCCGCAACCCTTGCTGCGCTAGAAAATGTCACTGTAGTTGAAGGTGGTTTTGGTTCATGGAAGGCTACAGCCGAGTCTGCAACAAATACAGCGGGGCAAATTGTAGCGTCTCCATTAGCAAATAGAGTTAGCGTCACAATTCAAAATCTAGGCGATAAAGATATTTACATCGGTGAAAGTAATGCCGTTACTGCAAGTACTGGTACAAA